GGTACGATATTGTTCGGTGCCTTGATTAGTTACTTAGTTGCTGTCGTATGATATAATAAAAGAAAGGAAGGTGAATAAACGCATGACTATGGCACAAAAAAAAGACTTCGCAGGACATGTTAATGACAATGTTCAAGCTAAGAACTGGTGGCGTGGAATAAAACCAACTAGGCTTTCTTCGCTTAATAACGGTGGCGTTGATGAAATGACCTTGTATCAGGAAAGCGAATTGATGCGTCGAAATCCTGAAAACTGGGATCGTGCAGCAACTGAGTGGTTTAGAGAGAACGATACAAACTCCACAAACTCCACTGGAAACACAGGTAATTCATCAGTAAGAAGCAGCAGACCAGCTGTATCTCAGCCAAGAATCTATACGGCGAAAGAACTAGCCGAGATGTACGGAATCAACTACGACTACGACTACATCCTCGGGCTGCTGAACAATGCGTCCGATGCAAAGTACAACGAGTCTCAGAACGAAGTCAAGAAGATGCAGCTGAACAATGCGAGACAGGGAGCAGGCACCTTTGCCACATATCTGAATGCTCTGAGGCAGTCGAAATCCAACGCTGTAGCCACAGGAATCAACAAGGGTACCCAGGCTGCACAGGAACTATCAGCGACGCTAGGATCACAGCAGTTGCTGTCTGCTAATCAGACCAAACTGAACCAGGAGGTTCTGAAACTTATCGATCTGGCCAGCACGCAAAGAGCGAACAACCAGGTTCTGGCTCTGGACAACTATAACAAACTCGGACAGTACCTCGGAACGCTCAGCACGAACCTCAATGCAAACGACATACAAAAGTACGTTGCAGAGATGTCGGCCGCAGCAGCGGCAAGCGCAAGCTCCAGTGCTGGAGCCAGTTACGGTGGTACAAGCAGCATGTCTTACTTAGATAGTGTTATGCAAAACTACCTAGAAGGTAATTACAAAAACCCAGCACAACGTAAAATGGTAGAAAACGCTTTAGGAATCACAGGGAGTAAATAATGAACAATCCTAGAATCACGAATGTAAATGGATCACTGCAGTTTAAGTCACCTTATCTTGCATATCAGAGATCGAACAAGCTGACTTACGACACGATCAAATACAGACGTGCTCAGGCAGAGTACTTGAAACAGAAGAACTACGATCCCTATAAAGATCCAGACAGATTCAAATCTCTAGCAGATGTTCTATTCAACAAACACGCCCAGGAAAACTACAATGAGCAGAATGGTTCGGGTAATCTTGCCGACTACTTCGCGCAGTACTGGAAAGACAACTACATCAAACCGACAAAAGGTACTAGTCGGCTGATTAACTCAGTCAACTCGATCTTCACGGATCTGGATTTTGGAACGAACATCGTACGTACAGGACTTCAGGGCAAGGATATCTGGAAGGATGCCTTCGGTCAGGGAGATCGCGGAGTCGTAATGAATCCCTGGAATACGGGCAACGGCGTAGCCAACTTCGCCCTCGATATCGTAACCGATCCAGTCAACATCGCTTCCATAGTAGCAGGTGCATTAGCCGCAGGTCCCGTAGGGGCTGCGGCTGGTGCCAGTTTTAAGAGCGCTTTAACAACCTCTTTAAAAGAAGTCGGAGAGAAGGCTGTCAAGGAGGCGGGAGAAGTCGCAGTCAACAAGGCCGTCAAGTCCATTAACAAGCAGGCCATGAAGATCCTGCGTAAAGAAGGACTAACAGACAAAGGAAAAGACAGCCTCGTAAGACTGCTCAACAATGCCAAGATCACAACTTACAAGCAGCCTACCGAACTGGTCAAAGACCTGGCCTCCATGAACTCTTTCCGTATCGCAGACAACGTGAGAAAACTACGCAAAGGAATCAACGCTGTCGATACGGGAATCCTCAAGGCTTCCGTAATGGCTACGCCTGGAGGAGCAGGACTTATTGCAGGCAAGATAGGCACCACAGCGTACAAGAAACTGAAACAGCTGAAACTGGAAACAGGAACCAAATACGCCTTGAAGGCCGTCATCGAAAATCTCGAGGATCTTGCCAAGAACAAGTTCGCTACGGATGAAGCAATCAACAAACTGTTCAGGGATAATCCGAATTCCTTCGTTAGTTACGACGAAGCATTCAAGGATGTTCCTGAAAGTCTGCAGTACGAATGGTACACAACAGTGCAGAACAAAGTCATGAAGAACAATCCCGAAGCCACAGCCTACGATATTCAGGAAGCCTATCTCAAGCACGCGGCTGAACGCGTGCACGTGTTAAATAGGATAACGGAAGGCACAGTGCCTACAGACCGCCTCGTAAAATACTACGAGGATAATTTGCGTGACGATCTTCCAGGTCTGCAGCGTGAGATCTTCGGAGAGAACATCCCAGCTGATGCAGACAATCAGTTGTACGAGATGTACCTGCGCGCACGCAAGGACAAGTTCAAGACTCCTAAGGACGCGTTTGCTCAGAAGATCGGAGAAGAGTACGGGCGCATTCCTTTCTTTAAAAACAAGGAAGCGTTCCAGAAACTGGTAGACACGTTCGAAATGAAGGCGATGCCTATGGACAAGACAAACATCTTCACGCTGATGAATCGGTTCTATCCGTCCGATGAACATATCGGAATGGACGACATCATCGCCATGATGCAAGACTCTGTGAAGTTCATGCCTCCAGATAGCGCCAAGTTGTCGACAAAGTATAGGCTGCTAAAACGCATGGGTCTGTACGAACTAGATCCAACCAGAGACTTTATTTTAGAAACATTGCTTGACTCTGCGCAGAAACAGATTAATACAGACACATTGGGACTCCTCGATGAACTGAACGCCTTGAGACCGGCTGCTGCCAGGTTCAACAATACTGCTGATGTATATAAAGAATACGAGAAGATGGCAGATAAAATGTTGGCAAACACTGGCGGCCTTGATCTGGATACTCTTACCAAACGTTTCAAGCAGGTTATGAAAGAGCAGTCAGGCACCATCTATGAATTCGAGGCTAAGGAAGAGTTTGACTTTCTTCTGTATAGCTTTCAGGATACGTACGTCAAGAGTTATAAATATGATTTCACTACCAGATACTTGTCTTCAAAGTATCCGAGAACGATGAAAACTCTTGGTGCTTTAAACGTGGACTTGCGAGCCGTGCTCAAAGAATACTCCGATGCTGCGGAGCAGTTCACTAAGTACTACGTCATGAATAACGAGATACCTCCATTTCACGAATTCAAGAAATCGTTTTTAAACAATATCAACAAACATATCAGAGATGCTTTAAAAGGAAATCCAGGAGCCAAGGGAGCACACTACCTGGACCTTTACCAGCAGGTCGTACAATTTCCAGACGAGATCTATGAGGGTCTTCGTAAAGTAATGACCGATCCTAATTATATTGTCGCTCTGAATAAGAAAACACTGCATGCTAAAGATGTTCTTGCTCTTTTAAGATCTCAGAATATAGATGCCGATCCTTATAAGGGTATCATCGATAAGTTATTTGGAGATCTGTACATCAAAAAACAAAATACGATTCCGTCTTTGGCAAAATTGATGATTGATCTTGATGAGTTTGCAGACGTGGCAGCGGACATGCAGCATATTACAGACGATAAAATAGATAGAAGATACTGGGCAAACAGACAAAGCGCTGCAAATCTATTAGATGCTTTCAACATGGCTAAAGACGTAGAGTACTTAGCCACAGAGAATAGAGTAAAAGATTTCAAAAAACTACTAAATAATATTCCAGAAGAAGTCGTATCTGATTCAGTAAAAACAATTTCAAGACTGGACATTTTAACTAGAGCGCTAGAGAAACTAACTACAAAACAAGCGAACACTTTCGCCAGTATCTTAGTCACGATAGATCCTGCATATAAAAAACCTTTGCTTAAATTTCTTAGCACACACGGCATTGGAAAACCAGATATAGAACTCTTAGATCGCTTTATGTATATGTTTAACGAAGGTACTATTTCTGTGCGTCAAGTTCCTTCGTCATTAAACAAACTTAAATTCTTGTTTGATGATTTTAGGAAAGTGGATCTGCCAAGTAAAATGCCTGCTCCTAAGGATCCTGCTTCAGATATTATTGAGCAATACTGGAAAGACAGTTACTACAAGCCTAAACAGCATGTTGGTGGATTTGAAACTACTTCTGTGAAAGATAAACCAAACAGAGTGCAGTTGGAAAGTTCTTTTGAAAATCATTTAAACAAGATTTATAATAGAGGAATGTATCACGAGTCTGCTAATAAGTCTAAACCAAAAACAATAGCAGGAGATCTTGTAAAAGATATCGAAGCCAGAAACAAAGCAATAGACGAACTTGAGAATCCGCTGACAGATGCAGAACTCCTTGAGATAGAGGAACACTTAGATGGTGTGAGTAAGATTCTCAGTCAGAACGTACTCAGCAACGAAGAGTACACTTTGTTGGAAGACAGTCTTGCTCAGCTCAGAGTAATCATGGACAAGATTCAGAATGAAAAAACAAACACAAACATAGGCATAGAGGTAGGAATAAAAGGGTTTTTCAAAGCAGCACAGTTGTCTGAACTGAGAGAAGTAGTTGATGCGATGACCGAAATTTCGGAACAACAAGTCTACCTAGTTGAGACTATCGAACAGTTAGATAACGCCTTTAAAAGATTTGATGCCGCATTAGATTCGCTCGGCTCTTCAGAGAAGATCAAATATATTGATTCAAAAAAGGCAGACGCTACCGTATCAAACCTCAAAGCATTAGGAAGACACATCGAAGATCTTAACTCCATCGTTAAAACAAAAGTCGAAGCCGTTCAGACTTTTAAATACCGTAAGCCAAGAGCAGGCATGAAGGTATCTGACAGTTTTAACTGGAACAATCCAGGTTACGTATGGATGATGTCACACAGAGACGCAACTTACAGGCTGGTTCAAAACCTATTGGAGTCTTCTGAACGCGGAGACTTTATCAAGGAACTGCTACAAGAGGACAGCAGGCTTGCAGAAACCATGAGCACTGTAATACGTTTGGCGAACAATGAAGGATTTTATGAATTGTCCGGACGTCTTAAAAAAGCCATCAACGGACTACGTAGTGCAGATAACTATAAGACTCTTGTGCTCAATCTGAACAGCCTTATCGACAAAGGTAAACAAAAGTCTTTTCTCAAAAAAGATATAGAACAGATTATCGTCAATGCTACGCTGGACAGAGTACAGTACGCAGGCTATGAGTCTATTGGTTTTTACAAAGCCGCAGATCTGCTGACTCCTGAAGGCACACGTAAAATGGAAGACGTGTTTGCGCGTATCAAGAAAGATGTTACAGACTACGTAAGAAAAACAAGCGGACTGATCAGTCAGGAGGCTGTAGACAATCTTGATGAGAAAGAAGTTTACCAGTTGGTTTATGATATTCTTAAAATAAATGGAATCGATCTGGAAGACAAGTTGTCTAGCGCACGCCATATGTTGGAGGAATACATAGAGGAACAGGCAAAACACAATATGAACGTGCTGCAGATTTATGGAACCTACGACATAAAAGAAATTAAAGGGCTGCAGGACAACTATGCAGAACTGTTGACTGTTATCAACAGCAAAGATATGATGATCGAAGTCGAGGCAAAAATAGCCAAGTTAAAGAATAGCGCATATAATATCGTAAAGAATTCTCATGGAAAAAATAAAACAGTCGATGAATTCTTTTCCGATCCGGCAAACTACACGTCTATTAAGAATGTTGCTTTTCAAAAATACATCAGCAGACTTAGAGCGTATACAGATAGTCGCAGCGCTTTCAACACACATATCGAAGAAGAAGTGGTGCGATTCTTAAATGCGTTTACCGGATTCAACAAGACAGATATTAACGCTGCTAAGATCACGATCATGAATCGTATCTCTTCAAATATGGATATGACTAAAACAAAGACTGCGTTACGCGCAGATGATCTGACAAGACAGACAGAGGCGGTTCTTCCTGCGGATCGTATGATCTACGAGTCTGCTACTTCTACAAACATTATGCAGACCCACATCTACGGCATGAAAGAGATCAAGTATATCAATAGAGAACTTGGCAAAGAAATGGTACAGTTCGGTAAGATCTATAATCATGCCGGAGAACCAATCACAATCTATGACATGATGCTGCTTGGCGGTCATATAAACGATAGGCCAAGCCAGTACGCTACTGCAGTAAAAAAGATACACAATCCGAAAAAAGTATACCCTATCAATACGCAGTTTGATGACTATAAGTCTTTTGTCACAGTAGACTCGTTTAAGAAACACTACGACAAGGCAGGATACTACTTCAGACATACTACTGTCGGAACTGCCTGGGCGTTGAAGATGTACGCCACGCTTAGAGCGATGCACAGCAAGATGATTACTCCGGTAAAAGTAAAGAAAGGCATTGCCAAGGCTCCAGGAAACAAGGTATTACGCAGCACGCTATATGTCTCGGCGAAACTCGACATAGACTTCGACGATCTGACGAAACTGTTTGACACAGATATAAACGAATTCAAAAGACAGGTCTACATGCTTCACTACGCTTACAAAAGAATGTATAAAGATTCGGAATATTTTACTATAGCGAAGAGTATAGAACAGCAGTTCAAATCTGGAGGCTTTAAAACAGTAGATGTAAGACGCCTGGTAAAGAAAGCTAAAGAGAAAGTACCGGTAATTGCATCAGTACAGCAGACGCTCAGTTTGTCAAAGCGTGCAAAAGAATACTACGCTAATATCCTGAAACGTCGTCAAGGAGATGAGCACGCTCTTAACGAATTTAAGAAAGAGATGAACCTCAAGCGTGCAGTTATGAAGAATCGAGGAATCAAAGGCACAAAGAACATGTCCTACGAAACGATATTCGTAACAGACTATCTGCTGGCCAGAGATCCGGAACAGGCCGACGATTATTTTAAAATGATCAAGAAACTTAAACTAAAAGGAACTGTAGAAGAAGGAAGAAAGATCTATGACAACTGGATGGCAGCTGATACTCCGATATCCGAATACAGTATTCTGAATAAGAGACTGGCACTAGACAGATACGGTGTTAAGAACGCGGCTGTCATGACGGAGCGTGAGATCTTTGCACACGATTACGCGTACCATCGTTTCGATGATTATAGAAAAATCTATAATAAAGCCAAAGAGATGTACGAAGACGCAGATACTCCGCACGGAATTCTCAAGCAAGGACAGGTAGACTACTATAAAAAGTATTACCAGTTTAAGAACGAGACTCCGATCGAACACACGATCAAGAGCCAGATCAAGATCGACAAGATAAACAAACTGTTTGAGAAAGGCATGAAAGCGGCTCTCCCCAGTGAATGGGCGCTCAAACGTTACCGTGTTCTGCTTGAACTGCTGAGAGATACGCATGGATTCAAGCTGACTAGGAACGTTGAAGATCTCACAGATCAGGAAGTCTATGCCATCTACCGAATGTATATCTCCAACAACGCAGACTACGTCAAGCAGTTGAACGAAGACTTCAAAGCATTTGTAGAAAAATATAGAGGCAGACTGGATGAAGAATATAGAGGCAATATCTTTACACCTTACTACGAGAAGTACGTTATGCCTGATCTTCCTAGTAGAGAATATAATCTTCCTCTGAATCCAGAGAACTACAACGTATCAGCCATCAGAGAATACTACGAGCGCATCCTGGAATACTATGAAGACATGATTCAGAAACGGTTCGTGTCTGAAGACCAGATCATCTTCAGACGGATGAACCTTGACGCAGCGCTGGCTGATCCTTCGATCGATAAGAGTCTGATCACATTGAACAATGCGCGGGAACTGACTGATGCGGAAGTCCTGTCATTCAACCGAGTCATGTTCATCGTCTACGGAGACGACTACAACCTGGTAATGAAGCACATGGCTGAAGGAGATATGATCAAATTCATGGATCAGTACAAGGTGTCGGCTGGCGAGTATCTGAACCGTAAGAAGTACGGAAGCACGCTGCTTACAAAGATCTACAGATCCAAGATAAAGCAGTTGTTCAGGGAATACCTCGACAATGACAGTGTCATGGCTGCTTTGAAAGCAGTGTTTCGCAACGATGACATCTTCAGCAGGCTGATAAACAAACTTGATAATGTTGATGATCTAGTAGAGTTATACAAGTTGAACAACAAGTACTATGTCAACAACCTCAAGCGACTGAATCAGACACCTCACGAGTATGTGTTCAATCATCTGATCAACGAACTCGATGACAGAGATGTACTGGCTTTCTATCAGCTGACCCAGGAGCACGAAGTGCTACGTGGCGTAGTGAAGGATCTCTTCGGAGATCCTGAAGAAAAGCTGGATGAAATCCGTTTCCTTTCTCTGCGTAAAACAATCGACGAACTGAGGCATGTCCGTGAACCTGACGCCACCGAAGAGAGCATCGACAGAGTATTCAGAAGTATTCTAAAGGAAGATCTACCGGATGATATGCTGAACCAGGTGTTCAGGGAAATCGAAAAGAACTGGTCGGAAAGTCTGAACAATCTGGAAGATCTCACAGGTATCCGAAGTGCCGTAGTGGAATCCGTCAGTTCGAATCTGAACGCCCTTCGCTATCTAGAGTCGGCACTCAACAATCTCAGGTCTTACGGCAACGACGCCTTGAAGAACTATTACAAGTACAGTTTCATCAACAAGGCTGAGGCCGTCCTGAGCATGACTGCAAAACAGCAAGCCGACTTCATCAGAGCCTGGACACCAGGCTATCTGATCTTCGACAACAGGGACAAGGTCTTTGAAAACATCCTATTCAATACCGATGAACTCGCAGCTGAAGGAATCACGTTGATCAAGAAAGAGGATCTGTATCTGCTGGTCAATACCAGACAGGCTGACTTCAACAAACAGTCCTTTAACCTAGTGTTCCACGATAACAGGATCCACGCTTCAGGTGTTCAGATTTCTGAAGACATCAAACGCATGAACGAAATCCTGTTTCCACACGCAGATATGGACAACGTGCCTTTCGGCAAGGGCACGTTCGTTCCTGAAATCTTTAGGCACACGGAGCACGAGATGATCCTTAAGGATTTTGCAGAAGATTTCAATAGTGTGAACGCCATTCTGAATGAAGAGTTCTTCACGAAGAGAGGGATCAACTTCAACAACACCGTGTTTGGAAGTATCAACAGGGTAGCCGACGTGTTGAACGTACCAAGTTCAAACCTTGTAACGGCGCTGATGACGAACTGGTTTGAGATTCTGAAACGTACGAACTCTTCCATTAAGTTCGTCAGACTGTTCGATGACGTGAACTTCAGGCTGGACAATCCAATCTACGGCAATCTGTTTCAGAACATGTCCGATAAGCAGCTGACTAAATGGTTTAAGCAGGAACGATTTAAAGTCGTACTTATACAAACCAGACAAAAGGGCGGAGCCGTACTCCCAAGGATTGACACCTATCCTATAACAGGACACGCAAGCATGCAGAAGGCGATAGAAATGGGAGCCATCCTTGTACCAAACGAAACCTACAGCATGATGTACCGAAGTGTGAACAAGTACAAGATCGACGTGAAGGTGCTTGACTGGTTTAACAGGACAGTTATGGCTACCTTCAAGACTTCGTATCTGTTCACCTTAGGTTTCCTGTTCAGGAACCTGATAGATACCAATCTTAAGAACGCCATCGTAATCAAGGATATGAGTGAGATTCCTGAACTGATCAAGAACACCTACCAGGCTGGCAAGATGCTGCTGTTTCATGAGAAGATTCAAAGCGAAACGATTCGACTCTTCGGAAACATCAACGAAAAGAATCTGATCTATGTGCTGAAGCAGTATCCTCACGCAATGAGGAACGCCTACTTCTTTACCGAGATGTTCAGGAAGTCTATGGCATCCAGTGGTCTTTCCAACTCCGTCAAGGAGATGTTGAAGAACTTCTACATTGATGAATCGGATGACGCCATGGAGCAGTTCATCAGATTCTATGATGACAAACTCTTAGGCAATCCGATAATGAGCAAGATGCAGCAGACCCAGGACATGATCGAACAGACGGCTCGTATGGGTCTCGTGTTGCATGAGTTTAAAAGCACAGGAGATTTCGGAAGAGCGATCAACCTGGCGATCGATACACACTTCGACTACAGTACCAAGACTCCGCTGGAGATGTACGGGGAACTGGTCATTCCATTCCTAACATTCCCTCTTCGAAACATGGCATTTTATGCCGAGCACTATCTGGATAATCCAAGGCTTATCGCCACGCTTGCAGATCTATACGAGACTAACTGGGATAGCGAGGATAGATATAAGAGTCTGACTACACCAGGCAAATACTTGCGAGGGCAGGTAGAACAAGGCAATCTCAGGTTCGGAGACTATATCCTCAAGACGAACACTTCGATCTTCGACGTCATGAATCTGATCCACAAGCCTGTGGATTCCCTGACGCAACGTGTATCTCCGTACCTTCGGTCCGCTATCAACGCTGGAGATACGGAATACGATCACGTTACAAATCTGATTCCGTTCAAGTACAACACTATGCGAGCAATGCAATCTGCTTCAGATATTGTTTCCGGAAAAGGAAACGCTTCCAGCTTTGCGCCATCTATCTTAAGCAAGTTGAAGGAGTATACGCCTAAGACCTATACCAGAGGAGCACTGCGTTGGGGCACACCACGTACCTACAGGCGCAAGACCTACATCTATAGAAAGAATCCTGCTTCCGTATTCCGTAGCATATATGGCAAGGCCTATACGAAGAAGGGATTCAGCAAGATAAAACTTGCAACTCTTACAGGAAAGTCAGGATACTATGCAGATCCTAAGAAGATTGTCTACGCAGTCAATAAAATCAAATGGATGTTCAGATAGGAGGTGAACGTAATGGCTATGAAAAAGAAGAAAAAGAAAGGCGGCAAACGCTGCTAGTAAAAACAACACGAAAAAAGGCAAGTCATAAAGACTTGCCTTTTTTCTGAGGTACTAAACATGAGATTGATTAAGTTGTCATAGCTTTTCTACAATTACATTATAGCAGATTACTCTGCCGCTGTCAACAGTGGAGCGTATTCGTCTACTTTATTTATGATCTGTCTGATGACGTAGTCATCTCTCTTGATATAGTAGAGTTTGCCGGACCAGCTGTCGTCAAACCAGGCGATGAGATAGCCGTAAGGCGCGTTCAGTCCTGCGATTTCAGCCTGTACCTGAGTGTAGTAGTATGCTGGGATGCCGAACTTGTTGGACTTCAGTTTGCAGTGCACCGAGATGTCATTGCTTTCCTTGCCCATGTCGATCTGCTTGGCTTCTTCGATGCTGATCGTTTTCTTGTAATACTTCTCACCATACTTGGATACGAGTTTTGCCTCGACTGGAATCAATGACTCTCCATCGATGATGATCCCGTCGTAGTTGATCGTCATGAACGGAAAGTCTACGAATCGGTAAGTAAATTCAGGCTTGTGTACGTGCGACTGCAGAATAGTCTGGGCCTTGCTTAGAATAAATGGCTCGAGATCCGCACCTTTCTTGACGATAGGCTTTTCACCGATGGCTAACTCAGCGTCGGTGATATTTTTATTCTGTTTCTGCTTGATCAGTTCGTCGATGTTGGTGTATAGATTAACGCCCAGTAAAGTGGAAGTGTCCGAACCTCCGAAGGAATTCTTTCTGGAAAGGGTGAATTCTTCCTTGGTCATACCTTCTGCCTTTACGTAAAACTCCAATTGTTTCTGATTAATTATTAAATCGTGAATCATTACTAAATCCTTTCTTCAAGATCTGCTTAACAGCGAGCTCGAGTGCAGCATCCTGCATATCTTCAAAAATACTGTTGTAGATTTCCTCAATAATTTCGACTGGAATACTTTCTTCTGTTGTTAAAATCTTCCACCTTTTACCATCGTAGTCTACTTTGACTTGAATTTTTTTACTCATGCTATGTCTCCTTCTTTAAATATATTTGGGTACTGCTTGTTCAGTTCTTTGTGTAGTTTAAGCATCAGTTCCCTGATCTGAGGATGTGCTGCAGGTTGACCTCGCATTTCTAGCACGTGGAACAGTTCCCTCAGGTTCATGGTTACTACCAGTTCTGTCTTCAGACTGTGGGGAAGCACGCTTCGTGCAATCTCGGGAGCAATTTTACAATTCAGCATATTCCAATAATTAATTTCAGACAATATCATTTGGTTATGCCATATTTTAAAAGAGTGTTCAGATAAACCAACAGGTTCGATAACTTCTATCTCACCATAACGCACATATCTGGTAGATTCCTGGCTATAACTAGCCAGTCTGTGGCGTACCAGTTCGTGGCTTACGCCCCTGTCTGTGATCAGTCTGAAGGTGATGTTCACGTGCTCCAGGACTGATCTGTGATTACGCTGTATGATCTGGTTCACGAATTTCAGTGCTGAGTCTTCAGTTATTTTGTCTTCGGACTTGTAGCATACGCGTCCTGCAAGTTCGATCTTCTGAAGCAGCTCCTGTTCAGAGACTGGGAACAGCAGTTCCGCTGATTGTTTAACGATCTTCATCAAGCATCTTCTCCATTTCCGCAATGTATTCTTTTAAAAACCATTCTGATTTTCTTAGATCCTGAATGATTTCACCTTTGTACTCGTGTCTGATAATATATTTCAGACAGGAACCAAGAAGCCAGTATTTGTATTTATTTCCCAGGATAACTCGGATAATGTCCTTTGCTTCCATCTCGCCCTGCGTATAATGCGCAGGATTGTTTACCATATCACTCATGTTTCTCCTTTCTGAACACGCTCAAATGCACCGCGTGCCGAAGAGCATCTCTGATGTGGTCTGATACGCATAGGTTGTGAATGTAAAAGCGTTTGTTTTTTTCCTTCATGTACCCTTTCTTTACCAGAAGTGTATCGGACCAGCGTGTCTTTACAGAGACTGCTGTTTGCAGCGTTACCCAGTAGCCTCGCTTATAGCACGCGTAGGTTAACACTCCTATTAGTCGTGGCGTTTCCATCAGACTGTTTACCTGGTTCATGGCACGATTCTGATACAGTCTGTAATCTTCGATGACTACACTTGGCTGGTATCCTGCCATTTCGTCAATCAAACTGACGTGTGCGTCCCAGTAGTCGTAGGTATTCTTGTAGTCTTTGGCTGAAATATAGCCGAACGATACGAGTTTGTTTGTCTCGCTATCCAGAAGCACCCATCCTGTCGTGCCTTTACCTTCCTTGTAGTTGCCTGATGGATCGATGCCTAAGATATATCTATTCATAATCCACCTTTTTTGCCCAGGTTGTTTCAGTCACTTCCACGTCTGCGACAATGGGAACGAGTGTGTCCTCCACGTCTTCCATGATTCTTTTAAATTCACGAATATGCTCTTCTTCGGATGGGTAGATCTCGAAGGAGATTTCGTCATGGATATTCATCTGCATCCTGGAACGTAATTTGTTATGCTGGATATAAGAATCCAATTCAATGATCTTCTGCTTCAGCAGATAAGCACCGCTTCCCTGCACCAGCATGTTGATCAACTTATGTCCGGAGACTCCATAGTACCTGCCACCGAACAAGTTTGTTCCAAATCCTTGGGCCTTCGCCAGATTGTAGCAGTACTCGTGGTATTTCTTGACACCTGGAAAAGCCTTGTAGTAAGACTCGTTGATTCTGACGATGGTCTCTTCATCGAATTCAGGGAAGAGGGACTTGATCTTGTCATACTGTGCCCCGTAGTTCTTGGCGAAATTCACACGCTTGCCTACGGCACGCAGTTTCTTGAATTCTGCCGAACCTACTGGAACATCTGGGAAGGCTACGCTGGTAGTCGCAGTGTGCACATCTACCGGCACCCATACTTCGTTGTCTTCAGCACGGTACCAGGTTTCGCTATACGCTCTCCGCAGATCTGTCTGCGACATGTAGTCGAATAAGTGTCCTGTCTCGTCCTTGCACTGATAGGGCATGTACGCTCTGCATAGATTCAAGTCCGGTTCTCCTACTAGAATAGTATACATTGCCTGCAGCCTTAACTCAATCTGGCTGTAGTCTATATAAGCGATGTATCTGTATCCTTCAGGCTCCGATACACAGACCATATTCCTTGGGTCAAACAGCGGAGTTCCGTCATATCTGCTGATTCCATACTTAGGAAACTGCTGAAAGTCCGAGGTAACTCGTCCGGTCACTGTACCTACGGAGAAGATTGTCGTATATACTCTATCATACTTTTTGGCTTCCCGTATGAAACGCATCAGATAAGTCTGATACCATTTGCTCAGCGTTCGAAGTTCTTGGATGATGCTGATGAATTCAATGGCTTCGTGTTCAGGATTATCTTCCATGAATTTATCCAGAACTTCCTTGCTTGTGCTGGCCATATCCAGATAGTACCAGTGCCTCAGAATCTCTGCGATTACTGCTGACTGATTGGGAGAGATGTCGTAGCCCACGATTTCTTTGAGTCTTGCTCTACGATCTCTGATGTAATCAGCCAATTCCTGCTGTGCTTTAAGCACGTATTCCTTCTGCATCTCAAATCCTACCCTCTCCATGCGGAATAATGGTAGGATGAGATCGCATTCCAGTTGCAATCCTGGCTCCTGTTTCCTTGCAGCAATGGCTGGCATGGTCTGAAGGTAGATTTCGCAGGTATAGACGATATCATAGTATGCGTAGGTTTCCAAATTCTCTCGGTTTAAAATATCATAAGGGATTTCGTTTGAAGATACAAGTACGCCAGTCATAGTCTCGCGTATTCTCGGATGAATGTCTTCTTCAAGCCAGACTTTATAGGCATGCTGTTCATCTTCACTGAGAGTTGATAGGTCTGACAGATAATCTGACAGAGTATCATTGAGCTTCTTTAAAGTCCAGGTCTTATCTACAGAACGCAGCCTGTTCTTCAGTTTCAGATTGGCCTCCTTGGCAATGGAAGTCTTTTCAGCATTCAGTTTTTGCTCATGTAGTTTTGCATTACGATCAATATATCTGGATGCGTATTCCTTTAAGCCGAGCGGAGGTCCTCCATTCTTCTGAGTTAGTGCGTCATGTGCCAACCGTATGCAGGCTGTGGTATCGCAGCATTTGCCCTGATACCACGAGCCTACGTTGGCTAGCATGTGCAGATCAAAAGTTAGGTTGTGTCCTACTAGAATGTTCTTTCTTGTCAGCTCGAATATGCTTTTAGAAACAAGTGGAATCCATTCTCTTCTAACAAGATAGGCATATCCATAGTAGTTACTGTCGTAATAGCCGAATGGAAACAGAAAGGGCCTGTCACCTATGATGTGCAGGCCTGTTGTCTCTGTGTCAACTGCGGTGATCTCAGGTGATACGCTCCTGTAATGCTTGATCATGTCAAGCAGTTCTTGTTTGGACTCTATACATTTAAAAGTCCAGTGCTTAATCTTAACCAGGATGCTCACCTTCTTTCATGATGATCGAGCCACGCTCGATCAATCCCATTCCTTTACGGAATCTTTCTGTCGGTAGAATATCGAATCCCTCCAGTTTAATGAATGAATTACGTACCAGTCTCGCCATGATGTTTCCAAATTCTTCTGCGTCCAGTCCTGTGGACATGGTCAGATTGGCTTTGCTGGTTCTTGACGCCTGCTCCAGATGCAGAAGCAGGGAAGGAGACTGGATATACAGTGCCTGTAGCTGGTCGACTGCGTTGTCGTCTATCTCTGTGTATCTTCTTTCCGCATCGACAAACTGTTTGAATTTGAACGTTGGATTGTCGTACAATCCTATCAGATATTTGATTGCGTAATCGACATGATCCTGCGTTACAATAATCTTTTCAAAAGTTTCGTCTGTGGATACGAGATATCCTGCGATAGCGACTGCCAGTCTGGCCACCTTCTTCCAGGCTTCCGTTCCGAAGATCTTGATATAGGAATCATAGATCTTGTTGATCTTGTTACACTCTAACAGAATGTATCTGCCAACTTCAGTGGTGATGACAATCTGTTCAGGCGTTCTGCTCCAGATCCATCGGACTCTGGTCCTGTAGATGTCTTCACTGAATGGAGTGCGCGGTACCCAGTAGGGATCAATATCCCTGTTGCCGTTTTCACCGAGGACAAGCATCAGATCGAAACGGGCAATGTCTTCCGCTGTTCCGATCAGATCCACCAGTACCTCGATACCATTAGGATACGAGCTGATGGATCGGATGTGTCCGCCACTAGCCTTGGCGTTAGTCAGTGTGATCATGCGTACCAGGGCTGGTAGTTCCAGCGTACCGCTGACTCGTGCGATTCTGACACGGTTGCTGGATTTGATGTCTGTCAATTCCTTGATGATGTTGGCGTTACATTTTGCCAGTTCTTCAAAGATGATCAGCCCCCTATGATTCTGTGGTATGACTCCGGCTCTGGTTTGGAACGTGTTGTTCACCTTATTGCTCCCGCCGATAAGGCCAGGGATGGTGGCACTGTTTCCAGCCAATGAAGTGAATATGCCTACGCCATACAGATTTCTAAGCGCTTCGGCTGTGGTGGATTTTCCTATTCGAGATTCCGCTACGATGATAGTGTCCAGATAGCCTCGGATATTTGTCTGGCTGCCAAAGTTGAATTCCAATACGGTATGGAAGCTGAACTCGAAGGCCTGGATCAGCTGGTTGTAGCCGTCGTATTTAATGAAAGCTTTTACACGTTCAGTCAGATCCTCGATACGCTCATCGACTGAGCCAGGCATATTGCTGATCAGAGCCAGCTGCTGCTTGGTATCTTCATTCAGTCTGAAGGAAGAGATGTTGTCTCCAGACTCTTCAACGTCCAGGATAATCATCGTCAGTTGCTGCCCCTTGTACGGGTGCGGAACCAACTTGTAGGTTATCCTGTACTTCTTGCCTGCTTCCATCTTTTTCTTTAGCACGTAGGCTTCGAACTCTATGCTGGCTGTCTGTTCCGTGGTAGATTCAAACAGATCCACGACGTTGCACTTGTAGATTGTTTCCTTGGTAGGTTTGTGTATCGAAATGTTGTGCTCGGACTTGGGAATATTCAGGATGTCCCTGATGTTTTCCCTTACCTGATTCTCTGTGAAATTATTATCCATCAGTTTTAGAATGTCCTGAGCATTAGACTCTGTCAGTATCCAGGTTCGTTCATCTCCGACAAGCATCTTATTATTCTTGTCATCGCCCGAGCTATTCAGTTTCTTGGCACTGATTGTGGTCGGTATAGTCAGTGCCTTGTCATAGGTGGCTACTACCTGGATGTTTGACTGTACAACCCTGTTCACATTCTTGGGTGATGAAGCGTCAAGCAGGGATACCTGTGGGTATTTGGCTTGCAGGACTTCATCCGCATCCTCCTTTGTAAATGAAGGCGTGTTCAGTATGTACTGTTTTAATTCCTTATCAGAGCGTTTGTACTTCACAAAGAAATCTGTAATATCTTCTCCGCGTTCTATACAGATGTCATGGAAGCCGGTTACTACTCTGATCTCTTTGGCGTGATTACGCAGATGCCAGGCCAGGTTCTTGGCTCCGGCTATACCTGCGTCGTCGTTGTCGTAGGTGATTGCGATACGCCGATCACGAAAAGGCTCGAGCATTTTAGGCAGAGCTCTCTCGCCGCCAGTGATTGTTATTGCATTGAATCCATTGGATCTGGCTACAGCCATATCCTTTTCGCCAGCGCAGATGATTGTCCATTTATTACGGTCAGTATCTATCCACTCGTCGAATGGAATGATCAGACCAGTTGTGGAACCCAGTCTGGATTTAACTTTAGGTTGTTGGTGTGGACGATAACTGCGTACGTCGAGCAGTCTGTCGTACATGAATACTGGGACAGCAATTTCTTCTCCCTGCTCTGTTGCCATGTGCAACTGCGAAATGACCGCGTCATCGATACCTAAGGCGTAGATCTGTTCCTTGATTTCATCGGTCAGTTCTACGCTGGTATCCCAGTCAAATACGTCCTCACTGTTCTGATAATACTTCTGCAGCTTGACGGCGTCTTCATAAGTAGTGCCTAATACTTTCGCTATGAAGCCGACTTCGGATTCACCTAATCCGCATACTTTGCAATGGAATAACCCTTTGTCTTTGTTGACGTGTGCGGATGGGTGGGTTTCTATATACTCAATGCCATTGCTTGTTCGATGTGGAAAGGGACAGCACACGGCTGTCTCTTTCTTATCGAACGATTGTTTGAAGTATGCTTCAAAGAAAGACATTAGAACGCGATGTCGTCGTCTGTGATTGCGTTAGCAACCTCGGCGTCTAACTCGGTAGGCACATCAACTGGATAGAGGCCTTCATTGTTTCCTGAGAAATCAATGACGCCATACCCTTTGTCGTTTAGTCCGACATCGATCATGACAGTCTTACCTAAAACTACCTTGCCTACGTCTTTCAGAGTTCCCTGTCCAGTCAGTTTTACTTTGCTGGCCGTTAGCAGTCTTTGCAGTTTGTACTGCACGAATTTAGCTGGCAGATCCTGGAACCATTCGCGGATAGTATCACCTTCGGTAGTCTGGAAAGAGACTACGAGGTTTTCATTTCCTGCTTGAGAGACTGTGTTCTCTACTTTGGTGATGGTTGCCTGGAATCTGCCAGTGGTTGCTTTACCAGGTTTGCTATAAGGTAGGTTATCAAATTGAATAGCCATTATTTATCTCCTTCTTCGATGTTCAAAAAGTCTTTTAACAGTTTGAACTTTCGTTCGTAATAAGCAAGCAGTTTATCTTGTTCGAGCATACGGCTTTCGATATTCTTTTGGTATACTTCGATTCCATTCTTCAGTTGTTTCTGTGTGTGGTCGTACTCTTTCAGTAGATGGCTGTGTGCAGTCTCAAGACTGATTAACTTACTCAATAACTCTGCTTTGCTTAGTTGCTTGTTGTCTACCTGTGTGACTTCTAACATGTCTTCGTCCATACTTAATCCTCAATTAACTTTCTATAAAGATTTTTCAAGTCCTCGACTGGAATATCATCAATGGAATCCGCAAAGCCTGCGCCTTCCTTCAAGGATTTCCAGATGGATTTGCGTGTTGCGTTACCCTTGCAGTATTCCTTGACTGCGTCAATGTATTCCTGCTTTTGCTGTACTAAGATCTCATCTGGATCTGCTCCTTCAGCCAGGTACTCTTTCAGTTGGTTCAATAATTTATCGGTGAACTCGTATTCAGTGCCTGTCATAAAGATCGCATATCTGGATTTGAGAATCAAACCTACAGGGGCGTTGCCTGCTGTGTCACCTGGAGAGATCATTCGGATAACCAGGTCAGGCTCATACTTCAGTCCTTCTTGCTGTATCTGCTGCTCTCCCAGACTGACTACCTTGTTCTTGCCAGTCTCTGCCACAAATTCCATACCGAACTTCTCTTTGCTTCTTACGGTTGTAATTGTGTGCACTTTGTGGGAACGAATCAGATCAAAAATTAATTCTTTTTCCATGCGGTTCTTCTCAGTTCCCCATGATCTGTAGTTGTCCATGCCTGCACGCTGTGCTTCGCTGACTGAATCAAGCAGTCCGCCCTTGCGGTTCCACATGTGTGAGATGCTGTCCATGATGAGGACTTCTGCACCTGCATCAATGGCCGTTCTGCGTAAGGCTTCGTAGTTCGAAGGGGCGTATCCGTCTTCGACTGTGAGGTCGGCCTTGTTGAACTTGTCGATTACTGTGCCTGTGTGCAGACGTAGTTTGTCGAACAGATCAAGGGATTGATTCTCAGTGTCGATGGCGAAGATTTTTTCTTGCGAACTTGCTAGCACTTCAGCCAGTGCCAGAGCCAATCCTGATTTTCCGGAGCCTTGCAGTCCTTCGATCATGATGGAGGCTTTGACTTTCTGTCGTTGCGCTTCTCTAAACTTTCCTACTGTTGCCATGTTTACTCACCTCCTTTCCTTGTTTCAATGGAATGCACGGTGTCGGAATCGAACCGACTTAACTGCTAGGGCGAACACTAGTTCCTAAACCCACGTTGCAGTAGCTATTGTCTTACTGTACTGCCATTGAACTTACCGTGCACTGTTGGCAAAGAATACAGGAATCGAACCTGTGTCTATGGTTTTGGAGACCATCGTTCTACCACTAAACTAATTCT